GAACAATGGTACTGGATCTTCAGATGGTAGCTCAGGCGACTCTTCCACATCAAATAACGAAAACGTTTAGGAGGCTGTATGGCCCACAGTCTTCTCAGACTGAAAGAAAAGATTTGTAATACTCCTCACTTGATGCATCCTGCATCCTTTGAAATTGTTATTCAATATCTTAACGAACGAAATAGCGAAGACTTTAAACTGGATACAGCAGTTGAAGATAATCGTGAAAGCAATTCCCGATATTCTTTTAACAAAGATATTGGGGTTGCTGTTATGAACATTGATGGACCACTTAGTTATAAGCCAGTCACTATGATGGGTTTTGATTGTGGTGGTGCATCTTATCAGCAGATTAAAGAAGACTTTACCTACCTTGTAGACAGTGGTGCAAAGACTATTGCATTTAGTGTCTCTAGTGGTGGTGGCGAAGCCTTCCAGATGATGCCAACTGCTAATTACATGCGTAAATTAGCTACTGAAAACGACGTTCGTATCATTACCTATGTAGATGGTCTATCCGCTTCAGCAGCCTATGGTTTGTCTGTAATTGCTGATGAATTGATCATGGCTCCAAGCTCAGAAGTTGGTAGTGTTGGTGTTCTGGTTCGTTTAATGAACGATTCCAAAGCACTTGAGAAAGAGGGTTATGAACGCACCTTTATTTCTGCTGGTGACGATAAGATTCCATTTGACGCTGACGGTAGTTTCCGTAAAGAATTCTTGGAAGATATTCAAGGTAAAGTTGACACACTTTACGAAGAGTTTACTGGGTTTGTTGCAGAACATCGCAACTTATCAGTAGAAGCAGTGAAGTCCACACAGGCGCGTACCTTCTTACCAAAAGAAGCTATTGAGCTTGGACTAGCTGACCGTGTTATGACTCTTGAAGAGTTTTACACACATTTGGCTGATACAGCTCAAAAACAAGAAGGTGGTATGTTAAAAACCAAACTGTTTACCCAATTTAATAAAACCGAGGAAACTCTAGAAATGACTCAACTTGCCGAACTGCAAGGCGAGCTTACCCAAGCTCATGAACAACTTCAGGCCGCTCAATTGAGTGTTTCTGATGTTACTTCTAAATTCGAAGCTGCTGCTTTGCTTCTTGCTGAAAAAGAAACCCTGCTCACTCAAGCACAAGAGCAAGTTGCTCAATTGGTTGCGGATAAAGAAGGTATGAAACTCACCAGTCGCAAGACTGCTCTTGCCGCTGTTATGTCCGCTGACAAAGTAGAGGCTGTGTCCAGTTCCCTCTCTAGCCTCGACGACAGCGCATTTGAAACCGTTCTGAGTGGTTTTGCTGCACAGAAACAAGCTCTTGAAGCATCCGATATGTTTACAGAACTTGGCGACCAAGGTACAGAAGTAGTTCCTGAAGCTAAAGCTTCTAAGTCTAAAGATGTTACCGAAGACCTTATCAAACAAAAACTAGGTTTGAAATAATTAACCTTAGCTAATCTCTCTATTTTAAAGGAATCAAATATGCCTTTCGTTGCTGAAACTTTCACCCAACGCTTCTCTGATCTTGTTGTGCATGAGCTTGACCCATCTGTTGGTTATAGCCGTCGTGACCTCAACGTCACCCCAATCACTCCAGCTATTCGTATGGGTACTGTAGTTTATCGCGCTAAGTCTGCTGACCTGACTGCTGCTTGGACCGTACTGGCCTCGGATACTCCTCTGGTTCTGACCAATGAATTCGCCGTTGTTTATGGCGATCATTTCTCATTCAATCCTTCGTTCGTTCCCCGTGCAATTGCCGCTAACCGTTATAACGCTGTTGGTTTTGTTGGTACTTCGGGTGCTCTGCAACTGAAAGAATACTACATCAAACAAGTTGCTAAGTCTACCGCTGCCACTGGTGGTGCTGATTTGACTGATGCTCAAGTTGAAACCCTCAAAGGTTTGCTTGAACAGCAAGGCATCCAAGTACTTAAAACAGTTTAAGCGACTGTTTAACAAACTCTCTAAGCTAAGGAAACATAAATAATATGGCTATTGTACTAGATCGTCAGAACCTCGGTAAAGTTGTTGACCGTACCGATTCCCTGATTGTAATCCCCAACACCGTAGGCATTACCAATGCTCTGGGCCTGTTTGAGGATGTATACTCCACCCAAAAGACTATTGAGATTACTCGTAGTACTCGCAAATCCCATCTGCTTGAAGATCGTAACTGGGATGAACGTAACCAAACTATCGCTGGTCGTGAACAAGACAGCCTGTTGCTGAAAATCCCTCACTTCCCACTGGATGATGCAATCACTCCAAACGATGTTGACGGTATTGTACAGGCTGGTTCTCTGGCTGAGTTTGCTGAACTGGAAACTGTTGCGTCTGTTCGTGCTGACAAAATGATTGACGTTCGTGAAGCTCATGCACTGACCAAAGAAGCTGCTCGTATGCAGCTGATCACCACTGGTACTGTGTACGCACCTCGTTCCACTGTAATTACCAACTTCTACACTGAGTTTGGTGTTACTCGTATCGAGATTGTTACCGATCTGTCTTCGGCTACCGACCCTCGTGCAGACTTCAACGATGCCAAGAAAGCTACCCGTAACGCATTGCGTGATGGTCAAGCTGGTACTGTCCGTTCTTTCGTTGTCCTGTGCTCTGATTCCTACTACAACGCTGTTCAACAGAACGCTTACGTCACTGACGCATTCAAGTATGTAGACCAAGCTCAAGCTGCTCGTATCCTGTTGGGTCAAGGTGGTATGGATGTTCCTGGCTTGGATGCTCGTTTTGAAATGATGAGTGTCTTTGGTATGACCTTTATCAATGCCGGTGCCGCTGGCTACGAGAATGCTGCTGGTACTTTCGTACCGTTCATTCCTGAAGGTGATGCTTACATGATGCCTGTTGGTATCCGTAACTTCCTCAAAACCTACTACGCTCCGGCTAACCGTTTTGGTAGCATCAACCGTCGTGCTCAAGGCAGCTACTTCTTCGAATACCTGAACGAGAAAGATGATCAGATCGAAATCATGACTGAACAGAACTTCTTGAACGCTTGCTTGAATCCAGAAGCCATCGTGCGTCTGTCCTTGACCTAAGTATTAAGTTAAGAACTAAACAAAGAAAGGGGTTTGAAATATAACCCCAAATTCTTAGGAGTATGAAAGATGGCTGTAGAAACTAAAAATGGTTGGATCTTCGCTGTGCGTCAACTTGACGGTGCAATCGTAGGTGCAACTGTTCCCGCTGCAAGCACTACTGTTGCTGGTAAAGTAAAACAAATTACTTTCACTGCTCAACAAGGTACAACCTTTGCTGATTTGGCTGCTGTAACTGCTGCCTACAATGCATTGCTCACTAAATTGATTGCTGCTGGTATTATGCCTGCTGCATAAGAAACTGGGCAGCTTGTCTGCCCTCCTTTAAGGAGAGGCTATGGCTCTTACCCCAGTACAACAGGTAAATCTTTTGATAGGCAATGTCCCATCAAATCCATTTTACCCTATTTTTACAGATGAAGAGATTCAACAGTTTCTTGATCTTACTAACCAAAATGTTTATGCAGCAGCAAGGATGGCAGCAATTTCAGCTTCGTTCACTATTGCTGGTTATTCGTCTCGTGAACGAACTGGCGACATAGAAGTCTGGAACGACTACGCAAAGAACTATCTAGCAGCACTTGGTAATTTCATCAACAACCCTACGTTTATTATCCCTCCAGGTTTGTTCCCTTGGTCTGCTAATAAGTGTCCAAGCAAGCTTATGAATATTGAAGTATGCGATGGAGATAATTGTAGGGAAGCAACTTGCTGTGAAACTAGTTGTGGGTGTAATGATTGTCACGCTGCTGGTGAGACATTTGTCTACCCTTAAGGAGTTGAAATGTTAAAACCTCAATTCCTATTAACTCACAAAATTCCACTAACAATCTTTCGTAAATCTGAAGGTTCTTATGTTAATGGTAGGTGGGTAGAAGGATCTACTTCTGAAATAGTTTTGCAAGTTAACATCCAGCCACTAAAGCCTTACGAAATTCTAATGCTTCCAGAAGCTGACAGAACAAGAGCTTGGGTTAAATTCTATTCTGCTGATTATGCTCGTACTCTTAAGGAAGGGACTGGTGGTTGGTCCGCTGACGAATTCATTTGGAAGAATGACCGTTATAAAATCATGAAGGGTGATGATTGGACAAACGGAATGGGGATATTGGAGCATGTGAAAATTCAAGCCGCAAGAATCGAGCTTACCCCAGATGCACCATCGACATAAGGAGTATCTATGGCGTTTACATTAAAAGTAGATACTTCTGTGTGGGATAAGATAAAGAGGAATATCTTGGTTGGTAACAACCTTGAGGTTTCTACTGGATTCTTTGAAGATGCTATTTATGGTGAAGAGAATAACAACGCTCAAGTTGCTCAGATTGCTAGGGACAACGAAGAAGGAACTGTAAAGAACCCAACACGTCCTTTTATGCGTGTAGGATTTGGTGGCAAGGTAGCCAAGCAGCTTCCAGACTTATTCAAAGCTAACATGAAACGCATTGCCGAAGGTAAGTCTACCTTTGTTCAAGAATACACAAAGTTAGGCTCAATTCTTACTGCTGAAATGAAGCAATCTATTATCGAATGGTCCACACCACCTAACAGTCCCAGAACAATTGCAGATAAGGGTTTTAACGATCCTTTGATCAAGACAGGGAAGATGTTGGAATCTGTAGAATCAAAAGTTGAGGCTAAACAATGAGTATTTATTCTCAACTAGAAGATGGGCTTCGTAATGTTGCTTTGATAGCTCTTTCAGAGTTCACTAATCCACAGGTTATTTTCAGCCACCTCAATGGTACAGAACCTGCTGAAAGCTTTGTGATAATCAATATCCTAAGCAACACACAGCAAGGTCATCACACCACTTCAACACTTACAGATACTCAAGAAATATTGGCTACTCAAGCGTCTTATGAAGTTTTTGTACAGTTTAGTTTCTGTGGTAGTAAGTCTGGAGAAATGTCCTCAAGCTTTAACCAAAGAATTAATAACAATCACAAGGTGTTTGAAGAATTAGCTAGAAATAAAATGGGTGTTATGCGTAAAAGTCCTATGCGTAGAGCACCACAGAAAAGAGATACTAAGTGGGTTGAATACCATAACTTAGATGTTACCTTTTCCTATACAGTCGTTACACAAGAGCTTGTAGATGTTATTGAGGTTGTAATTCTTCAAGATGTTATTACAGGCGATGTATTCACTGTTCCCCCAGATATCGTTACACCATAAAGGATAATCACTTGGATAGAATTCATTATTTATATAAGATAATAAACTTAGTGAATAATAAAATTTATATAGGTGTAACTTTCGATCCTGAAGCAAGAAAGAAACAGCACTTCAATATGAAAAATAAATCAAGCTTAGTTTCTAAAGCTATTCGAAAACATGGAGTAGATAATTTTTCGTTTGAGGTTATTTGTGTTGGTGATCGGAACTTTATCTTTGATCTAGAAGAAAAAGCAATAGACTTGTATAAATCTAAAGTATCAGGACATGGTTATAATATTGCAGACGGTGGGGCCGGTGGAAGTAAGCCTAGACGTGGAAAAGTGGGGTTTAGGAAGGATGACAAGCCTGAATATGTAGCTGGCTTTTGGTTTCCGAATAAAAGACTAGCCATGAATTCCTTGAATCTTACTGGAAGTAAGTACAGGTACAGGAAAGATACCGGAATACTAGGCAATATAACTGTTGCTAGGATGATTAATTACAACAACAAAATCTTAGATGAGCCTTGTTACTACCGTGGTTTTTGGTTTAATAGTATTTCTAAAGCTTGCCAAATATACTCTATGAATATAGAGAACCTAAGAAAAGAAATTAAGATTGGTCGTTACGAAGAAAGCTCGTCAATACAAGATTTTCTTATTGTAAAGAAGTATGTGGTTTTTGGCGTAGAGTACAATTCTATCAAAGAAGCTGCCGCTGCAAATAATATATCAACTGTTGCTTTAACAGCTCGTTACTATAGAAATAAAAACCCAGAAAATTACACATACTCATACATAAAAGAGGTTATAAACCATGGCCGAGCTTGACTCAATAGTCCAACTACAGCTTACAAGAGGCTCTACCCCCGTGGAGAGCGCCAGTTTTCAAATCCCCGGTATCTTAGCCACATTTACTAATTTCTCGGAACGTACCCGCACCTACACTGATATGGAGGGTGTTGGTGAAGACTTCCGTACAACTGACCCAGTTTACATTATTGCAAGTAAATTGTTTGGTCAATCTACTGTTGGTGCTGTTCCTCCAAGTATTGTAGTAGGTCGTCGTCAAGTTAACACTGTAAACGGCTCTGTAACTGTACAGAACTCTACTCCTTACACTGTAACTATTAACGGTACTACTTATAGCTTCACCAGTGACGCTTCAGCCACTGCAATTGAAATCATTGCAGGTTTGGACACAGCAGTAGGCACAAGCCCGGTAGGTGTAACTTTTACCGATAACTTGGATGGTACTTTCACTGTAGGTCCAACTGTCGCTGGTACTCCATGGTCTTTCCGTGCATCCCCTAATATCACTCTTGCAAACGCTACTCCTACTGAGAGCTATGCAGATGCTGAAGTAGCCATGAATCAAGACAATGGTACTTGGTATGCTCTGTTTACCGACACCCATGTTCAAGCTGATGTAGTTGCTCTAAGTAATGTCATTGTAGCACAACGTAAGATCTTCGGTACTTCCTCACAAGATGCTGCTGTAATCACTACTGGTACTACTGACGTAGCTGCTGTGCTGAGTGCTGCAAGTACAGGCCGTACTTATGGTGTATATCTTCCTACTGCTGATACCGAGTACCCAGAAGCAGCTTGGGCAGGTAGTCAACTAGCTTATACCCCAGGTTCTAATGATTGGGACTTCAAGCGCGCTGTAGGTGTTACTGTCAGCAAACTTAGTGATACTGCTCGTGTTAACCTTCGCAACAAGAACATGAACATGTACACTCGTGTTGGTGGCGTTAACATCTTCCAAGACGGTAATATGTTTGATGCTTCTCCGATTGATGAAGTTATCGGCATTGATTGGCTGTATGCTCGTTTGCAAGAAGGTATCTATTTCCGTTTGATCAACTCCCTAAAAATTCCTATGACCAACCCAGGTTTAGTTATTATCGAGAATGAAATCCGTTCTGTACTCTCACAAGCAGAGGCTAATGGTTTGATTGATCGCGGATGGAACGTAACCACGCCCGATGTACTCGACATTCCAGAGAACATGCGGGCAGCTCGTACAGCCGCTGTATTCAAGTTTAATGCACGTCTTGCAGGGTCCATACGTCGCGTCCAGATCACCGGGTTCCTTAGCGTGTAGATATTAACGGATCTTTACCAGTATTGACTTCTACAATAAATCGTGTATAATCTAAGCTCCATAAATAAAGGAGCTTTAAAATGCGAAAAGAAACAGAAGTTAATATTGGTGATATTTACAACAGATGGACAATCACCTCACAGGTTTATTATAAAACCTTCCCAAACGGCTCAAAGGCAAAGTTTGTGGACTGTACTTGTGAGTGTGGGACTCAGAAATCTCTAAGACTTGGGGCCTTGACTGACACTAAAACACCAAGTCTCTCTTGTGGGTGTCTTAGAAAAGAAGCTATGGCTAAACTCAGGAAACCTGTAGACATAGGATCAGTTTTTGGCAGGCTAACCGTTGTAGGGGAAATGGTAAGGGTTAATAAAAAGTCAATCGTAGAAGTGGTTTGTCAGTGCAACCCCATAAGTTTTTATGTAAGGTTAGATGGTTTAAAGTCCGGCACTACAAAATCTTGCGGGTGTTTCCACAAAGATCTAGTAAAAGATTTATTTACAACCCACGGAATGACAGGAACTACGGCTTACTCTTCTTGGCAAGGGATGAAAGACAGATGTACTAATCCAAACAACTCAAGAGCAGATCGCTACCTGTTCAGGGGTATTTCTTTCCCTGAGAGCTGGGAGTCCTTTGAAAACTTCTGGGAAGATATGTCAGAAGGATGGTATGAGGGAGCCGACATAGACCGAATTGATTTTGACGCAAACTACTCAAAAGAGAATTGCCGCTGGGTTGATAGGGATGTTGGTAACCATAATAAATCTAAACCAGAAGACTGCACATCATCTTATAAGGGTGTTTACTACGATAAACAAAGGGACAAGTGGACAGCCCGATTAAACCGTAACGGAATCATACACCTTCAAAAGAGGTTTGATACTGAATACGAAGCAGCTTTAGCTTACGACGATGCATCAGAAGAACATTATGGTGATCGACCGAACAAAACTCAAAAGGGAGCGATCCCATAATTAAAAGGTATATTTAAATGGCCGATGGCGTATTGGGCTCATACAGCCCCGAAGCAATGGTTGTAATCATCAGTAAGGGTGACTTTGTTCACCGTATTGGTGGTTATGCCGATGGTACTTTTCTAAATATTTCACGTATCACTCCAGCATCAGAACTCTATGTAGCCTCTGATCTACAAGCTGGGCGTGTTAAACGTCGCAATAAAGCAAGTACTATTTCTTTGACACTGTTTCAACAAAGTTCAAGTAATGCTATTTTGCAAGAACTGCAACGTGCTGACGAAGAAGACGATAGGAATTCTTGGGTTTTTTCTATCACAATTAAGGATACCTCTGGTACTAGCGTATTCTCATCTAACCAAGCATTCATTGCAACGGTTCCAGATGTTGGGTATTCAAATACCACTGAAACTCGTGATTGGATGATCAGTGCCGTAAGTATGGATTCTCACGTTGGTAGCAACATGGAGTTTGATGCTGCTGAGGTTGCAGCAATGGCAGCAGTCGGTGCTCAAGTTCCAGCTCGGTGGCAGCTCTAATAGGTAAGGAAGTATAATGGCCCAGTTAGCTACTTATATGCCAGAGGAAGTAACGATCCTTCTTGCTGGCATTCCAGTCTCAGGCTTTATCCAAGGGTCATTTATTTCTGTTGACAAGGATGTCAAGCCTTTTACATCTAAACGCACTGCTGATGGAACAGTTAGTCGAATGTATAATAATGACCAAACCTATACAATTACGTTGACTCTTTACAGCGGTAGTGATTCTAACCAACTTCTAACAAGACTTTGGCAATTAGATGAAATTACCCAAAGAGGTAAGTTTCCTTTGATGATCAAAGATGGTAGTGGATCAGACTTGTTCTTCTCTACTACAACTTGGATTGAGGGTATCCCTTCTTTAGTTAAGAGTAATCAATACGAACCTCGTGCATGGACATTACGTTCAAGCTCAGCAATCATAAATATTGGTGGTAATGGTGATGCTGAATCTATCTTAAATGATATTGTTAGTATTGCTGCTTCTGCTCTTCCAGCATTGAATGGGTTAATTTAAATGACTAATTCTTTTAGTGTTGAGACATATTCAGCTTCAGATGTTAAGTTGTCTATTGGTGGTTATATAATCACAGGATGGGATAACTTAAGTATTAATAGACGTGTAAAAGCATTCACCCCTGTCTATGGTATTCGTGGTAAGAACACACGAGTCAAGAACGTAGACAGTTCGGCTACTATTACTGTCACTCTTATTCAGACAGCACAGAGTAATGATGTGCTGTCTGCAATACATGACTTGGACATTGATGAGGGCACAGCAAGGATTACCTTGACCCTTAAAGATAGCTCTGGAAGAAGTGTATTTTCAAGCAATGAAGCATACATTACATCCTACCCTGCAAAATCTTTCTCCGGTGATTTTACTTACAACACTTGGGAAATTATTTTACAGTCTACACAATCATACACTGTTGGCGGGAATGGCAGACCAAGCACTGGCCTTCTAGATAATATCATCAGTGATGCAACTGACTTTGTTAGTGATTTATTTTAAAGCTAACTATAATCTGAGATAAAATAAATGGCAGCTCCACAATTTATAGACTTCCTTCCTCAAGAAACTCTTGAAGTTGGTGAGGAAGAATACGTAGTAACAGCTATGTCAGCCACCGATGGTTTGCTCTTTATGGAGAAATATCAAGCTGATATGGATAGCGGTAAGAGTGACCTCAAGGTTATGAAAGGTGTAATCATGGGTTATGTTACCAAAGATAATAAAATTATTGATGCTAAACGATTCGATATCTTGTTTGCTCGCAAGTACATGCACCTTCAACAACTTTATGCAGAAGTCATTAAATATAACTTCGCTGATGTTTTTCAGGCGCCCGGTACAGAAGAACAGTAAATAACCCATCTGTATCCGGGCCAGTAGAAACAGAGATACAAAGTAAATACTCTCAGAGATGGGAGATTTACAGAATTGCAACTCACGAAAAAGGTGGGCTGGATATAGCTGCTGACATGAGTACGAAGTATAGTACAAAGCAATTATACCAGATGCTAGAAACATTAGATGTATATGACACACTTAAGAAGCTGGCTCATGATAAAGCCCTAGCAGAATCTAAGACTAAGAAATAAGGAGCTTCCTGTTGGAGATTGCAAAGTATACGATAGGAACTTCGATTGTCTTTCCTAAGTCTGAGATGACAAGGTTTGATTCTCAACTTAAGATTTTAGAAAATAAAATGAAAGCATCTGGTGAAAGGATGCGACAATTATTCAATCTTAATTTAACTAGATTTAGTGTTAATCAAACTGCAATGAATAGGGTCATTGGTGGAGCATTAGATGTTGCTAGCCAATCAACAGTATTTAGAATTGAAAGGTTTGTTGTAGACCAATCTCGTTTGAATGCGGCCCTTGGTTCTGCAATGGCGAGAACCAACACTGTAGCTAATATACGCCAGAATGGTGCTCCAGTTGGCACTAGAAGAGCTGCTGCTGTAGGTGGGTTGATTGGTGGGGGGTTATCCAGGTTCTATGGTCCAGCACTTGCGTTAGGTCTGGGTGGTTATGGACTTGGTGCACTAAACAAACGTAACCAAGAAGTAGTATCAGCACAGCTTCAATCTTCTGCTGTAGTTCAACAAGCTGGTGGAACAGCTGCACAGGGCTCAGAATCTTTCCAATACCTTCGAAGTGAAGGACAGAGAATTGGTTTTAACTACCTAGATGCATCTGGTGACTATAATAAACTAATTTCTGGATTGACTGGTTCTGGTATCGGTCTTAAAGAGAGTCAAAAAGTATTCAGTGGATTTGCTGAATTAGCTCGTGTTAATAAATTAGATAAAACAACTCAGAACAGACTTTTCCGAGCACTTTCACAAGTTGCCGGCAAGGGTAAATTGATGAGCGAAGAGCTTACTGGGCAAATTGCAGAGGCATTGCCGGGAGGTACAGCACTGTTCGCTCAAGCTTACCAATCTAAGCTAGGCGGCAACAAAACTGGTGCAGATGCAATCCAACAGCTTCTTGCTGATATGAAGAAGGGTATAGTTACAAGTGACATTCTCACTTTCGCTGGTGCAGCGGCATCACAAAGAGCAAACCAAGGCGGTGCTTTAGGTACGGCTTCACAAGCCTCCCAGGCTGAGCAGGCTAGATATCAAAACTCTGTGAATGACATGGCAGTATTGGCCTCAAACTCAGGCGTAGAGGAGGGTTTTGCGCGTATTTTCCGCACCCTTAACGCTGGCTTGAGTGAGAGTGGTGGCCTAGTCAGGAATCTGTCAGAAGGATTCAATGAAGCTACAAAATGGGCGGACGACTTACTACTTTTTCCACAGTCTTTTGTAAGGGCTTTGGAGGGCAAAGATAGCATGGTTGCTGATTGGTTGGGTATTGGTCAAACCTCACAGTTGGTTAAGGATTGGCAAGACATTAAAACCCTCTGGGATCAGATGTCAGCTCTTAATCCTAGCAATCTATTTGGTCAATTCTTGCCAACTATTGAAGCTACCACTCGTGAATTGGCTATGATTTTGAATCAATTAGCTGAGTTCCAAAGGTGGAAAAATAACTTAGTTGCATCTCCTAGTCAGGAACAAGATGTAAGTTTTTGGCAACGTCCTATTACTGCTACCTACCAAACTCTTGGTAAGTTCTTTAGTGGTGCTGATGAGGCCATAGATAGATCTAAGGAAAGAGGGCGAGCTGTATATGATGACCCCAATTCTTTCTACTATCAAAATCCAGAGATGTACGACCAAAACCAAAAAAGTATGGCAATGGATCAAGCCACAACTGCTAATGACTATCAACTTAATGCAGCAGGCTCAGTGACAAACCAGTTCGATATTAGTATTAATGTAGACGCTGAAACTCTTGGTAATATTGATATTAAATCTCAAGCACAAGAGTTAGCTGATATGTTCAGAATAGAACTATCTAATGCCTCTGTCAACTTCCCAGTTAAAGAGTAAGGAGCTACACTTATGACGCTAGCCGTTAGATGGGGTGAAGACCTTACAGATGATTTAGGCGGTTTCATCTACTTTGATGCTGTTACTGCGTATACACAAAACTTCAAAGGTCAAGTCACAAAACATCCTATTGCTAATGGTGGGAATGTCTCTGACCACTTCATTAGAGATAATCCAGTAATCACATTATCTGGTGTGATTACTGGGGTTGACATTTCTACTGGTGTATATCTAATACAAGATGGTAATGGTATAGAGCCTTCCAATACCTTTCCAGCTCCATCGGCTGTGTCAGTAAATTCTACTGATCAAAGTGTTTTACAGAAATTTATCCCAGATAGTATTGGGCAGTTTCTAGGCGATGCAACTCCTAATGTAACAGTAGACGCAAGACGTGCTGATCTTATTGAACAGATTAGACAAGCTTTAATGAATCTTGCAACAGGTGATGTCTATAATTCAGATACAGGACAATTCAAACCTCAAATTCAGCTTGTACGTTTGTTTGAATTTGAAAAATCTCTTGTTAGAAGAATTATTAACAGACTTGTAATCACCAATGTCACTTTCAAGGAAGACGCTAACTCTGGGTATGCTCTTTATTGCGATATCACTTTTGAACAAGTAACCTTTGCAAATCTTAAGAAAACCACTATCCCAAAAGATGTAACAACATCTCTTAAGAAAAAGGGTGCTGTTAAGGCTGATAAGGGTAAACAAGATAGCACACCCCAAACCATCGGCAGTGGAAGTGCTGATGAACCTAAAGATACAGATCCTTTAAGACAAGCTAGGGAGAACTAATGGCTACTAATTACATTGCACTCCCTTTGTCTTCTGATCCTTACTACACCTATGCCGTAGCACTTGAAAACGTATCCTATAATCTTGAATTTATCTATAGCGAACGTACTCAATTATACTCAATATCTTTGTATGATCAAGACAATGATCCTATCGTTCTAGGTGAAGCTTTAATTCCAAATTATCCAATATTTAAAGACTACGCAATATTCCCTCTAACTGGATTCTTTTGGATGGAGGAGAAAGCAGATATTATTTCCGAACCTTACAAAGTTTACCCTGATTCTGTTGATCAATATTATAATCTCTTTTATATCTACGAAGGTGATTAATAATGGACTTGGTTCAGAAGAATCGTGAGTATAAGTTAATAATTGGTGATTCAAAAACCGCTGCTGCATTAGAGATTGATGCTCTTCAAGTTACATTTGATATTTCAAAGTCAATGAACAACAAGAAGAAAACAAATTCTGCATCTATTGAAGTGTATAATCTTACTGATGATCAGCTTAAGATGTTGGACACAGATTATCCAGCTGCTGTGTTTTCAGTTGGATATGCAGATACAGGTGGTGTTAAAAGGTTGTTTGCAGGACAAGTTAACAATGTAACCACAAGAAAATCTGGTGCTGATAGAGTGACTCAGATACAAATGGGGAGTGGTTACACTGAATTAAACCACGAAGTCTTGAGTCAAGTTGTCCCAGCTGGTAAGAACGTAGAAGCTGCTATTGAAGAGCTACGTAAGGCCATTGGTGCTGATCGTGGAGTCTACAATGGTACTAACCTAAACAACCAAATCATCTACGGTTATCCCCTGTCCGGCACACCCAAAGAGATGCTAGATGAGTTAGCTGAAAAGTATAACCTAAACTGGCAACTTGATGGTGAAGTTCTTTATGTAAACAATAATGATAGGGCTAATACTGAGAACTTTAATCAGGCTTATGTGATATCTGAGTTCACAGGTATGGTTGAGATTCCTTATCGCACTACTTTGAACAAAGACAGATCAAAGAAAGATAAGGTTAAGAAGCCAGGAATTCAATTCAAGATTCTGCTTAATCCAGCTATTACAGCTGGGGATATCATTAGACTTGAAGATACTCTTATCACAGGCTGGTATAAAGTAGAGGATATTAGGCACACTGGTAGTTGGCGCTCGAATCCATGGTACACAGAAATCAAGGCAACAACACTAGAGAAAGTAGACAGGAAGTAAATCATGGTTCCAGAATTACAAGAATTTGTTATGAGTGCAATCGAGTCAGAGAACAATAACAAATACACTTGTATCCCTTGTATTGTTGTTGCTATCCGAGATGATTTAAACACTCAGATGGTAGATATTCAACCAAGTGTGAACCAGATGTTCAAGGACGGTACTGTTAAAGAACGTCCTGTAATTCAAGGTGTTCCTGTCTCTTTTCAAGTATCCAAAACTGCTGGATTCACCTTTCCAATTAATGTAGGTGATACTGGCACAGCTATTTTCTCTATGCGAAGTATTGAAGCATGGAAAGGTGGTAACGGAAGACCAGCCGCGCCTACTAACTTCTCTAAGATGGATAAAAGTGATGCCATCTTCATTCCCGGTATTCAACCTCCGGGTAATGCTGTAAACAATCCAGCAAAGCATGTACTTACTCATAACAGTAAAGATACCGTGATTTTTGGCAACATTGGTGGTGCTGAGGCTGAAGTTCGTATTCGTGCTGATGGTAGTATTGGTATTACGACTAGTAATATGCCCATCATTGTTGAAGGTAGTGATGTCACAATTAATGCAGCCTCAAGTATTAATCTTAACTCACCAACAATGGTTGTCGATGTTCCGTCCACAACTTGGATTGGTAATATAACGCATCAAGGCGACTACGCTCAAACTGGTAACTATACTCTGGTTGGTGGTCAAGCTACGTTCAACGGCGTAATTTTCAACACCCATAGACATGCACCATCCACAGTGCCACCAAGTAATTAAGGAGGTGTATCATAGATTTTCTACTCAATGAACAACACGATATTGTTTGGCATAACGGGCCACTTTTGAGGTCTGATACTACCCAGCCTCTTATTGATACAGTTAGACAGAGATTGCTTATCCTCTTGAAAACGTTTCAAGGTGAATGGTTCCTTGATACAACTTATGGTATTCCCTACTATCAAAGCATCCTTGGACGTAAGACCACAAAAGATGGTGTAGACCTAATCTTTCAGACAGCTATCTTATCAGAAAATGGAGTCAAGGAAATTACATCCTTCTCATCCACATTCGTTAAAAGACAATATTCCATGACTTTCTCTGTGAGAGTCAATGATGGTCAGATTACACCTCCCATCACTATTTAATTAAATTAAGGAAATAAAATGGCGGGTATTTCTGACCAAGGCTTTACAATTAAAAGAATGACAGAGATACTTTCAGACCTACGCGCTGAAGCTACATCTTTGTTTCAAGATTTAGTTGAACCCGGTGATCAGGTCGACACATCCAATAGCTCAGCTCTGGGTAGGCTTGTAGCGCTTGTGAGTCCAAGCTTAGCAGATTTGTGGGAAGTAGCACAAGCTGATTATCAAGCCTTTGATCCTAACTCTGCAACAGGTATTGCTTTAGATAACCTTGTAGCCCTTGGTGGTATCACTAGACAAGAGCAGACCTATTCAACAGCACAAGTGATCATCTCAGGGGATAATGGTACTCTGGTGTCATCAGGTCTGACTGTAGGCAGCTCAATTGACAGTAGTCAGTGGACTATTCTGTCTCCTGTAGCACTTTCTCCTTCTCAAGCTGTCGGTATTACGGTTACTCCCATAACGGTCTCTAACACCACAGTTTATAGCATAACTTATACATCTATCACTACTGCTAACACAATCAACTACACTAGTGGTGCATCTGCTACAGCTTCTGAAATTGTTTCTGGACTGAATGCTGTAATAATTGCAAGCCACCCTAGTCTTGTTAGCAGCATTGAGGGTACGTCTCTTAAAATTAGTCGTGTTGATGAATTCTCTGCTGTAACTTTCACTGTTACCCCTAATATTGGAATCACTAAAGTACAAAAGCTTGGTGAAGTTCAGAGCAGTGTAGTGGGCGAAGTTAACGCCGAAGCTAATACATTGAATGTTATTCTTACCCCCCAGCTTGGTTGGGACAGTGTTACAAACCCCCAGGCTGCAAGCCCCGGACGTAATCTTGAAACAGACGAGGAACTTCGTCTACGGTTTAGAGAGACTAAATTTGAGCGGGCCTCTAATATTCTTGAAGCTTTGTACTCAGCATTGATTAATCTTGAAGGTGTTGAGGAAGTAAGAATCTACGAGAATGATACAGATGTTGTAGATGCCTTTGGTGTTCCTGCACACAGCTTTATGCCCATTGTTCTTGGTGGTGTTAGTATTGATATTGCAAATACCATTTGGGAGAATAAACCAATGGGTATCAGAAGTTACGGTGATACAGTTGTAGTTATCTTCGATACCCAAGGCTTTTCTCATAATATTGGTTTTGAACGACCTGATCCACTGCCTGTTTATATTACGATCAACCTCACCACTGATAGTGAATTCCCTGGTACTGGTGTTGACGACATCAAATCAGCATTAATTGCATACTTTGATAGTAATCTTGGTATTGGTGATGATGTTATTTGGAGTAGATTATTTACCCCAATCAATACCGTAAAAGGTCATGAAATTGATAGCTTGTTTATTGGTACATCCGCCAGCCCTACAAGTACTGACAGTATTCCGGTAGCTTTCGATATGATTGCTTCACTGTCTTCAGACAACATTATTATCAATACATAAGGAGTGATATATGGCTATCACGCCTTTTGAAGAAATCGATTATCTTTCTGAAGCTCGTGAACGAGTGACTGAGCAGTTCGTAGGGAAGGAAGTTTTTGATAAATATCTTCAACTCCTTATCAACGCTCAAGTAGAAATACAAAAAGTATTCAAAGATTTGATGCAGCTTAGAAGCCTTGATACTGCTACTGGTGCTCAACTTGACGTAATTGGTAGAATTGTAGGTCAAGAGAGAATCTTACTGAATGCTGATTTCTACGACTTCTTTGGGTTCCAAGGTGCAATCAAAGCATCAAGTTTTGGTGAAGTTGGCAACCCATCTGTAGGTGGTATGTTTTACGATTTTGGTA